ATTAATGGTGGTGTGACTGGTTCATTCAAAGGTAATGTAGCTGGTACTGCAACTTATTCTAATCTTCTTAATGTAGGAAACTCGGGAGCAAACACAAACTACGCAATACCATTTACAACAGCAGGTAGTAATGGGTATATGACTATATATACCGATTTAGCTGGAGGACCTTTATATAATCCATCTACTAATAAAATGGAATTGACTGGTTCATTAAATGTGACCGGTTCAATCACAATCAATAGTGGTTCAATAACAATGCCAAATAGACCTGCATTTAGAGTTACGGGTGCTGGTGGGGCTAAACAAGCGCCAACGGTATTATCCGGTAGTTATTTAACTGTGGATTATGTACAATCTAATGCTTGGGATAATACAACTGGTACATTTACCGCACCAATAGCAGGATTATATCAAGTTAATATTGTTGGTAGAACAAATTCAAATACAAGTCCAGACGCAACTCAAATAATTGTTTACAAAAATAATACATCCACATCGCCAATAGATGGTACTGCACAAATAATGTTAGAATGGGCAGCAAATACAACAGCAAACCATATTGGGGGTAGTACTATTTCTAAATTAGCGGTAGGTGATACCCTTAAAGCAATAGTTGCAGTTGGTACGGCTTCATTTGATGCAAACGATAATTTCTCGGTAGCGTATATAGGATAATATAATTAATTAAAAATAAGTTATGGCAGAAGGAAATGTATGCTGGACATCTGACGTTGGTAGTGTAGTACCTTGTCAATATATAGATGTTCGTAATGGTTGTATAAAATTTGTTGCAAGAGAAACACCAGCGCCAACATATCCAGTAGGAGCAGTTTTATATAAGGGCGCATATCATTCTACGAATAGTGGTATATCTGCTTACATATATACGGCATGTCCTGAAGCAACAACAACAACAAGTACATCTACCACAACCACAACAACCACAACAACTACTAAAGCACCTGTTTGGTATCAACTAACTAATTGTAATGATAGTAGTACTTCAAATTCTATTCAATATCCTTATGGAACTTTTGTAGTAGGTGAAAGAGTATTTAATTCAACATCAACAATTTCATATTTAGTAGCTGCAGTACTTACATCAAATCCCGGTGGTACTTTAATATCAATTTTTAAAAGTGGATATCCGGGTTGTATAACTACTACAACCACAACAACACAAGCACTTTCATTTACATTAACTCCGGGTTGTGCTGGTATAGGAACTCCTGGAACAGGTACACTTACAGCAAGTGGATTTAGTGGAGGTACTGGTACATATTCGCACTTACGAATGGGTACTACATTAGCAAATGCTCAAGCAGCAACTCCAAGAGCAATAGGTACATATTCATCTATTAGTTGGGATGTATTAACTAACGGAACTTATTATGTTATATTGAATGATTCAAGTGGAAGCAGTACATATACAACTGCGGTAGTATCATGTAATGCAATATCATTTTTAGCAACACCAAGTTGCGCATCGCCGGCTATACCTGGAAGTGGTATTATTACAATTGACCATTTTGTTGGAGGTAATACAAATTATAGATATGTAAAAATATCATCAGTATCATACGCAGATGCACATACACAAACTCCAATAGCAATACCATCACCATATAACACATATACTTTTACTGGATTATCAAATGCAGCTTGGTTTATAATATTGATTGATAGTGCTGGGCAAGAAAGTGGAAACTATGGAGTACATAAAGCAACTACAAATTGTACCGATGTTGGATTTTCAACTACATATTTATCTAATCAACCGGGATGTTATCTTACAATTAATAATTTTATTGGTGGTAACGGAACTTATAATAAAGTTAGATTATCTACTACATCATTAGCAGATGCAGCAGTACAATCACCAACTGCAGTTGTTGGTACATCATACACTTATGGACCTATATATTTTAACGCAACTTATTACATACAATTGGAAGATAGTGCAGGACGTAAGAGTACATCAACGGTAACAACGGCTTGGAATACAAAAGCAGTTACTGGATGTACACTAACGGCTGAAAGCGGTACGGTAGTTACTGGTTGTGTAAATAATGGTGGACATACTGGTACAATAGATGTAACATCACCTTCTGGTGGTACGGGTGTTGGTTATTACTTTACTTTAAATGGTAGTGGAACTTATACTCCTGGCGTTGGAGCAACTGGTTTGGATGATGGAAGTTATGCGGTAGTATTATATGATAGTTATGCCGGTGGTACTAGTTTAGGTACTGCTACTATAAGTTGTTATGTAGCACCAAGCGGTACATCAACACAAACGTGTTTGGATACTTCAGGAGCAAATGGTAAAATTGATGTAACTTCAGCAGCCGGTGGTACTGGTACTGGATATTATTTTAAACTAAATGGAGGAGCAACTAATTACACTCCGGGAACTGGGGCAACGGGATTAGCAGATGGAACATATAGTGTAACTCTATATGATAGTATTGGAAATAGTACTGCATTAGGAAGCCAAACATTGGCTTGTTATGTAGCGCCACCTCCGCCACCTCCGCCGCCACCACCACCTCCACCACCGCCTCCACCACCTCCACCACCACCTCCTCCGGGATTTTATATGAATGTAGTTGGTTGGGATAGTTTTTTAGTTAGCGAGGCGTGTTCATATGTAAATAGTTTAAGTGTTACTGGTGATAATACTACTTTTTGTAATTCTGCAAATTTTACATCTGCGGCAGGATATTATATGGGCGATGGTAATTACTACTTATCTGATGGAACTAATTATGTACAAGTAAGTCATACAGCATCAACTCCTGATTTTGCAGTTATTAGTGGAGGATGTACTACTTGCCCTGGCGCACCACCACCTCCACCGCCACCGCCACCACCACCACCGCCACCATCATATGATTATTATTTGGCGGATGAATATTCTTGCGCAGCTGGATGTACGGTAACAAATACAAATGTATTGGTAGCATTTGCCGCAGGTTCATCTATAAATTGGTATAACAAACATTATATTTCATTGGGAGGTTCTAATGTGGGATATAACTATGTAATTCAAAATAATGGTTCAGCTGGCGCAGCCCTAATACTATATGGAACGCAATACACAAGTTGTACAGCTGCATGTACGGCTGAAGGTGAACCCGTTGGACCACCCCCTCCACCACCACCCCCACCAACACCACCACCTCCTCCGCCACCGCCAAGTAGTTATACATCAATTGGAAAATATACTGTTAAAACTGCTTTGAGTTGTGGTTCTGCTGCAGGTAGTTTAGTATTTATATTTTTAAATGATACTGATTATGCAACATATAATGGTAATGGTGGTTTTTTAGAAATTGGAATGCAATTCTACGCAAATAATTCCGGCGATGCTTGGTTTAATTCTGGAAATAAAGTATATGATATGAATGCGCTAACAATATTCAATTTATCAGGCGGAGCTATTACAAGTGTATATTCCTATTGTTAAAAATAAAAAATGTTATGAATACCTTTATATCAATTAATGAAAATTTTTTAAGTGATGTGGATTTTGAAAAGTATTTAAATTTTTCAAAAGAAACAAATCTATGGGGAAATAGAATACCAAATAATGTATGGTCTGGCAGAGTTGTTTTTGCTAATAGTGTTAATGAACTATCTGAATTAAATAACTTATTTTTAAACAAAGTTAGAGAAACTATAAAATCTAAATTTGAATTGCAAAGTGAAATATACCCAGACTATTTGGGGATAGTTAAATGGGAAAATGGAGATATGCAGCATCCACATGCTGATGGTGAAACTGAAGGAGGCAAACATCCATTTTTTTGGAGAAATTTTGGATGTGTTTTATATTTAAATGATAATTATAATGGTGGTGAAATATATTTTCCAAAACAAAATATAGAAATAAAACCAAAACCAAATACATTAGTTTTCTTTCCTGGTAATTTAGAATTTTTACATGGAGTTAAACCTATGATAAATGATGTGAGATATACATTAACATCATTTTGGACATATGATAAAAAATATTCAATAAGTTATGATAATAGTGCCGGAAAATACAATAATAGCAATTCCTGAAAATCCTAATTTTAAGGATAGTATTAGTTTAATTGTAGAACCATTTAAAGGAAATTTAAAAAGAAATTGGTTTGTAGACCATGCTTATTTTTGCTTACCACTAACAATAGGAAATCAATATGGATTTGGTATAAAATCATTAAAAACATTTAGTGTAATTTGGGAAGGTGGAGATGGGGCACAAAATGTGAAAGTTGAAATATTAGAAGAATCAGAACTACCATCAGCACAAACAATATCTTCTCATTTTGGTATGGGTACATTTACAATACAAAATAGATTTACATTTAGAACTCCACCGGGAGTTAATCTAATGACAATAAATCCACCAAATCATTGGATAGATGGTATTCAACATATGACTGGTGTTGTTGAGACAGATAATCTTCGTAGAGATTTTACATTCAATTTAAGAATAACTCGTAAAAACGAAAAAATAATAATTAATAAAGGAGATTATATTGGATGTGTTTTACCAATACCTAGATACTTTGCTGATGGATTTACTTTAAAAAATGCAGAAGATGTACTAACATCAAATGAAATTTTAGAAGAGCAGCAAGCTATGGCAGATTTTGGCGAAGAAAGAAGATTTGTTGATAGAAACAAGCCACATGGTAATGGTAGACGATATTTTAATGGAGAGGATATATATGGGTGTCCATTTTCAGACCATCAAAAGAAAATAAAATAGTTATGAATAAAATTGCAGAAATTTTTACTGCTTGGGGAATAAGTTTTAACCCAAACGATACTCAATCTGAATTGGCATCTAAAAGAATAGAGATTTGTAATTCATGTGAGCATAAGAAACAAAATGTATTATTTACAAATGTATGTGAATTATGTGGATGTGCATTAAAAGCAAAAGTATTCACACCAGTTAAAGGAGCATGTCCTGCCGGTAAGTGGAATGATATAGATAATTTATTACTTCAAAATAATGTAAAACCAAAAACAAAAAATTTAAGATTTGTTTGTGCGCAGCCAGCTATCAAATACTATCTTTGGCAAGTTGAGGTGATGATTAATAATTTTATTAAAATGGGTGTAAATCCAAATAGCATAGATATAGTTTGCTGGGCTGAAAATGGAGTTATCCCCGATGAATGGTCTAAATTAGCATCTTGTTATAGTTCTGTTAGATTCTTTTTTTATAATGATACTCGTCAAAGTAAAGTATATACATCATCTATAAGACCTAATATACTTAAGCAACATTGGTTAGCAAATCCACATTTACGAAATGAAGCAATATTTTATCATGATTGTGATATAGTATTTACAAAACCAATATCAGAATGGATTAGCGATAATATGATAAATGATAATATTTGGTATGGTTCAGATTGTAGATGGTATTTGGATTATAATTATATACTTTCAAAGGGAGAAGATGTATTAGATAAAATGTGTTATATAATTGAATTAGAAAAAGATATAGTAAAAGAAAATCAATTGAATACAATAGGAGCTCAATATATAATGAAAAATGTAAATTATCATTTTTGGGAAATGGTGGAAACCCATTGTGAAGCATTATATATAGAAATAACAAATTTAAATACTGAAAAGAAAAAAGAAAATCCAACATATCACGAATTACAAATATGGTGTGCTGACATGTGGGCACTTTTATGGAATGCTTGGAATCGTGGTATTGAAACTAAAGTTTTAGGTAATTTACAATTTAGTTGGGCAACATCAACAAAAGAAGATTGGGATAGATTTAATATATTCCATAACGCTGGTGTTACTAGTAATGGAAAGGGATTGTTTTATAAAGCAGATTATATGAATAGTTTACCATATACTGATGAATTAAAAATAAATGATGGTACTGCATCTTTAGAATATTGGAAAATTATAAAAGAAGTTGGTGAAAACTCATGTTTAATTCAAAATAATTAAAAATGGAATACTTATTAAAAACTCATAAGTTATGATATATTGGTTTACGGGACAGCCTGGCGCAGGTAAAACGGTATTAGGTACGAAACTAAAAGATTTCCTACAAACCGAAAAAAGAAATTGGAGGAAGGATGTATTTCACATTGATGGTGATGACTTAAGAGAGCTAACCACAAATAAAGATTATTCAGAAGCTGGTAGAATTCAAAATATTAAAAATGCTCAATTAATTGCACATTATTTGGAAAACGAAAAATGTGATATTGTTGTATCTTTAGTATCACCATATAAAGAATTAAGAGAAGAATTCAAAACATTAATGAATGATAATATAGTTGAAATATATGTTCATACCAATAGAAAGCGAAATAGAGAAGAATTTAAAGTAAAAAATTACGAAGCACCTGAAGAAAACTTTTTTGATATGGATACAACATCTGATAATCCAACACAATCTTTTACAAAATTAATACATCACTTAAGAGAAACAGATAAATTATAAATGTTATGAAAAAATACGCACTATACATCGGAAGATGGCAGAATTGGCACAAAGGACACGAATGGTTAATCAACCAACAATTAAATCAAGGTAAAAATGTTTGGGTAGCAATTAGAGATGTTCCACAAGATGAGAACAATCCTAAAACTGCACAGCAAATACTAAAAGAATTGGCAAACGAGCCATTCTTTTCAAACAATTCAGATAAAATTTTGTTATCTATTATACCTGATATTGAATCAGTAAACTATGGTAGAGGTGTAGGATACGATGTAATATACCACGAACCACCAGCTGATGTAGCAGTAATTAGTGGAACTGCAATCCGTACAGGTCATATGACACCTGATGGAACTATTACCTATGATGAAACCAAAGGATAATGCCATTAGTTAAGAGACATATAGCAAAAACCATCTCATATCGTATTTTAAGTACCACTGTTGGATTCTTAATAATGTGGGGTATAAGTGGTTCAATTAAAATAGGTGCCGCATTTGGGGCAGCAGAATTGCTTCTAAAACCATTTATCTATTTTTTACACGAAAGATTTTGGTATAAGTGGATAAAATATGGTCTTAAAAAATAAAATTGATATACTTATATAAAGAAACATAAAAAGTGTATCAAATTTAGTTATGGAAGAACAAGAAGAAGTGAAGGGGTTTCCCAACTTTGACCCTACGAAGAATTTATCATTAGCACCACAAAGAAGAACCAAAAGAGGATTGGGTGCTAGACCTTTACTTGAAAGTGAGATAAAGGATATACAAAAGAAAGCCCGTTCAGCAGCTGAAGCAGCAAGATTGTTAGGTGTATCGTACAACACATACAAAAAGTACGCTAGAGAATATAAATTATTTGAAGAATTAAAAAATCCATCTGGTATAGGTATCCGAAAGGGAAATCAAGCAACAGCAGGATTTCATTCATTGGATGATATACTTAATGGAAAATTCCCAAATTATCCAATATGGAAATTAAAAAAGAGATTATTACTTAATTCCTATATGGAAGAAAAGTGTAATGGATGTGGGTTTTGTGAAAGAAGGGTTACTGACCATAGAGTTCCATTAGTTTTGGACTTTTTGGATGGAAATCGTAAGAATTTCACCTATGATAACCTTAGAATGCTATGTTTTAACTGTTCTTTCCTAATAAATGGTAATCTTACAGGTCCTAGAAAAGAATATGAGTATTAATTTGGTAGATTGGGAAAAAAATCGTATATTTGTATAAATAAAATTTAAAACAATAAATTATGGCAAAGTATTTTGAAGTTACGGTATCAGTTCAACACGAAGTAGATGGTGGTAAGGGCGGTACAAAAATTAAGAAAGTTAAAGAAAGTTATTTAGTAGATGCAATGTCCGTTACGGAAGCAGAAGCTAGAGTAGTTAAAGAATTC